TCTGTGGAATCTGTTGTCCTCCTGTAATGGCTGCAATCTCTTGCGGAGCCATGAACTGTGAGCACAGAGCAAACATCTGCTTGAACACTCCCCTCCAAGACAGCAGCCAACTGTTGACAAGAAGCTGTTGCAGCATCTGCGTCTTGACCGGATTGACCAGTTCGTGGTTGACGCCAAAGTAAGCGCAGTGCCGTTGTTCGACTGCTTTGATGAGGTTGAATGCCGTGCTAGGCTCTCTGGCTGGCGGCTCCATCCAGGTGTAGTCGTCTCTCTGTGTCACGGGCAGTTGCACCCCAGGGCCAACCTTATTGATGGCTCCAATGCGCTTGACTACCTTGATGGGTGGCAGCGTTGCAAATGCGGTGTAGTCCCGAATCGAGTCGTGCTGCGCTTTAATCTCGTCCTGATCGGTCATTGCCAACTCAGGAATGCCGCGAGAGTCTGCAATCGCTCTGCGAAGTTGCTCTCTGCGGAACTCTACAAACGGATACTCGCCATGCGCGTAGTCCAGCTTCTCGTAGATTGCCCAGCTTGCGTCGTCTTCACGCCTGTTGCTAGCCGCCTGAGGGCAGAAAACAGTGTAGTAAATGCAGGGAGCATTGCCATCCAGACTCTTCTGGTACGCATACACCACCTCCACCATGTTGTTATAGTTGACCCCGTTGTAGACGAGCATTGTCGTCGTCGGGAGCAAGTTCATGTTGTAGAACGTGCTGCTCTTGCCAATCTGTTGCAACGCCCTCTCAACCCAGTCTGGATTCCAGCCTTCTGTAGTGATTTTCTCCCGCAACTCCACTTCGGACATCCATGTTCTGCGGAAAATGACCCTGCTCCTCTGTAAATCTGCCGTTTCTGGCGGGAAAATGATCTCGTCCCATGGCTTCAATGCTTGCACGAGAGGCAAGTTGCGTGACACATACTCTTCTTCGTATGTTCCAACCCCTGTTTCAGCAAGGTCGGACACCATTTTCTTCGCTTCAGAGAGGTCGTTTCCAATCGCAGCTTGGATAATGGACGCAGCAACGTCTGGTTGTTCCACAATAAGGCGCGGAAGTTCCATGAGCTGCTCGCTGCCGCTCTGCTGCGCCATCTGCATGACCTGTTGGATGGTGATTGCCTGCTGCCGCTTGCTGATATGCTGCTCCCAACCTACATAAAATGCTGTCCACCCGTACTGAAGGGCGTATTGCGCTCCTAGTTCAGCTTCTTTCCGCAGTTCATTGGACATCTTATTGTCCCGAACCCAGTGCATCAGGTCTGCTGCGGCACTGGACACCTGCAAGTTCTGCAAGTTCGTCGGCATTGCCCTGATGTCGGACCGCTCGAAAGCTGTCACTAACAACGCAGAAAGCTCGTTGCAGGTGCTGTCCACAAGTCTGAGGCGAACATCTGAGGCTCCCTCAAATGGCCATGCTGGACTGCCTTCTTCTCTCCACTTGCTCCACTTCTTGCCGTCGTCCGTTTGCCCTGTCCACCTGCAAAACCGTATGTTATCGAACTTTGTTGATAGGTTTCCTTGGCTAGAGTTCACCATCGAACGGTTGTACTCGTCCAAAAGGTCGCCAATGTCTGGCGTGCTCCCTGCAAAAGCTAGAGGGTCTGTGTCGTTTTTCATTGTCAATATGCTCCGCAGAACTTTGTTCCAGCCTTCATAAGGTCATCCACTGAGTCTTGGTGCTGTGGATTCATCATCACTAAATATCCTAAGGCGTCAATAGGGTCTTTGCTAGCACCTTTTTGGCCATCTGCTCCAGTCCACTCGCGCATACTGTAAATAAGGTTCTGGCAGGTTTCGTGAATCATCAGTCTAGGGAAGTTCTTGCCTTGCTCAAGCGGTTGTTCTCTATCATAGCAAAGAAGGTCGTTGATGACTAGCACCCTCTCATCCACACTTGCTGATGCTGCTGGAATGAAGTGCATAGGCACATGAGCGTCTGCTAGCATGTCTAACAGGGTGATCCCGCCTTCCTTGGTCATTGCTGCTGTCCCTGCGCTTCTTGGGTCGATGTATCTCTCGGCAATTTCCTCTTTCTCTTTGTCATCAATCTCCAGTGTCTCGATGAGGAGCGAGTACTCATCCACCCCTCGGCCTGCGGAGCTTCTCTGTGCTGGTCCAGGTTTGCCGTCTGCTTTCTCGCATGGCAACGCCCATTCTCCGTAGCTTTGGTCCGGCCATTCTCTGTACACCCAGATGACGCCGTTCTTGTCCACCTTTGCCCAGAGCATAAACCAGTTCCGTGCTCCTGCTGGATCTGCAACCATGTAGATGGTGCCATTGATTTCCCTTGGGTCTGTGCTGAAGATGTTATGGTCGTTGAACAATGGGAACTGGCTTCCTGCTGTCGCTTCTGCCCAGCCGTATGCACGAATCTTGATTTCGTTCGTGGTCTTGCCGCGCAAGGTCTCCTTCATCCGTTGCCAGTTGTTGTACGGATTATCCTTGGAATGATACCAAATGCAGGCGTGCTTGCCGAACACGTTCCTCGCCATATACGGCATATGTCCGTTTGGAACACCGAGCACGTTGCCTCCCTTGAGCAGGTCAGACTCTTTCCAGCTTACAATCTTGGAGGAGTTCACATACTCCTTGACCACGCTCGTGTAGCCTTCAATCGGGGTGAACGTCACTAGCATCTTGCCGTTCCTTGTCACAAGCCGATACCTGAGCGTCTCTAGCCAGTCCTGAGGCACAAGCTCATCGCACCAGATGAAGTCCACTTCGCCGCCCTCAATCACCTTGATGTCCTGGAAGTAGTTCATGAACCACACCTGATTTCCCATGTACACAGCAGTGTTGTCTGTAAAGCCGTTCTTCTGGCTGTAGCTGATCTGGGTGTGGACGCTCTTCTTGACGTTCTTAAGCTCCTTTGGCAGGTACTTGTAAAAGACGTTCTGCTGGAAAGACACGCTGGTGAAATGGCTCTGATGCAACAGCCAGATCCGCACCCCTCGCTTCTCGATGCGTTCCTTGACCCAATCTGGCATGTCCCCCAGGTCTGCTCCCACAAACATCTGCGCTGCTCTCTTGGCTGCATACTCGGTCTTCCCTGCCCTGTTGCCTCCCAATATCAATGTCTCGTTGAACTCGCCGAGCAGCTTGTCTGTATCCTTCCACGAATCGAACTCCATCCCGTATCGAATGGGATCTGTCAGTTCTGCACGAACCCTAGCCTCTCTTAAGTCCAAAAGCTCGATTGTCCGCATGATGCCCACGTTGGCTATCATCTCCCGCTTCTGCTCCATCGTCACAATCGGCAAAACAGGATGCGGCTCCTGCTTGAACCTCATTATCTGTTCGATGATTTTTTCCTCTTGCTCTTTGTCCATATGTCAGTATCTTGAGTGCGGTTCAAATAGAACCAGCGTAACTGTCATGCTACGAGTAAAATCGTCATACCAGTGAAGGAGAGGAGAGCGAGTTTGCCTCGCGCTCTTAATAGAAGTGCCTCACACGCACTGCTTTCCGTGGAGTCCGCTAGAGTAGACTAGAGTACATTGATGGGTAAACCTCTGCTCGTGCCACGGCAAAAATGCGAAGCGATTCAAACCGCGACGGTGACGGATGTATCTGTCTATCAAGCATTAAAAGCTCCTTCTTTATGGGAAGGGGCTTATTCTGCTCTCTCATCTCCCACTCGGGTTCTGGATGTAATCTGCTACCGCAGAGCAAGTAACAGAATTTGGTAGCTACCGCAGAAGGACAAAGAAAGAATGGCAACACTAGCAAGTACAAGGGTTATGCTCGAAGGGGCGAATGCCCCGCAGGCATAAGCCGCAGTACGCGCAGGGGTGCGTGCGAAGGCGCGACCCCGAAGTTCCGCGCTCTCCTTGTAATCCATGGTTACTTGCTTGCTTCGTTACTTCGTTGCTTCGTCTGTTCTTGCTGCCGCAAGACCCGACTTCGCTGCTCACCTGCTACGCAATAGGAAACAAGCTACGCACAATGCACAGGCAATGGAGATAGCTATGTCCAAATCGAACACTTCTCTTACCCCCACTTCTTCTCCTCCAAAAGCACACCGATAAGGGCGTATCCTGCCATATCCTTGAACGAATCGACATAAGCCTCACAAGAGGCTTGCTTATCCTTTCGCAGCAGATTCTTTATCCGCTCCATCTTGTCATTCATCCGTACCACTACGCCCAAGATCCCAAACTCATCGATGTTCCTTGGCCCGTAATCCTGCTGCTTCCGATCCATCAACTGCACCAACTCCACAGCAGCATACAGCAGTTCCCGCCCCTGCTTGGTCTTCAACCCAAGCTTCTCGGCCATGTCCCCTGCCGCATTCATCGCACAGCCTCCTTGGTCTCATATTGCCCAGGGGTCACCAAATCCTCTCTCACCGCTAACCGCATCCCA